CAAGATCGCCCGTTGCTGCGGTGACGAATGTTGGGAAACAAGTAGTGTCAGTGGCTTCGTTGGCTACTGTTATCTGGCTGGCTGCCCCACCCGCTGCCACAACCGCCGTACCATCCTGCTTATTAACTGATACTCGGATAACGTCATCATCATCTTTGACCACATAAAGTCTATCACCAGCCGCACAGGTATAACTTACTCCTCCAACAATGTTCATCGTTGTGGCATCATAAGTCAGAGGCCATGCAGCAGCAGCGATAAGCGTCATCTGCTGACCTTTGGTCATTGTCAGACTTGTAGATGTCGTTGTTCCAGTAATGACCACCACATTTCCAGTGGCGGCAGTAAGGTCTACAGCCGTAGCTGAAGCTATGTCAGCACCAGCAGCTTGAGTTTGAAGGGCTGTAAAGGTATTAGCGCCCAATATTGCGGCAGTACCAACAACACCAGCAGCGGGTAATCCAGTAGCATTAGTCAATGTGCCAGAAGCCGGAGTTCCTAAAACTGGCGTTACCAGGGTTGGGCTTGTAGCAAAAGCTAATGCACCCGAACCCGTTTCATCAGTTACTGCTGAAGCTAGATTGGCTGACGATGGAGTTCCTAGAAAGGTGGAAACTCCTGTTCCAAGTCCTGATACCCCCGTAGAAATCGGAAGTCCTGTTGCGTTAGTTAGTGTACCGCTTGCTGGTGTGCCTAAAACTGGGGTCACTAATGTAGGGCTTGTGCCAAATACCAATGCCCCCGATCCCGTTTCATCCGTAATAGCAGTCGCAAGGTTTGCCGAGGAAGGTGTGCCTAGAAAAGTGGCTACACCTGATCCAAGCCCTGATACCCCTGTAGATATTGGTAATCCTGTTGCATTGGTCAAAGTACCCGATGAAGGCGTACCTAGAACGGGAGTTACAAGTGTGGGGCTTGTAGAAAAGACCAATGAACCTGACCCTGTTTCATCTGTTACGGCGCTGGCTAGATTGGCTGAAGAAGAGGTTGCAAGAAAAGTGGCTACACCTGATGCAAGTCCTGATATGCCCGTGGCAACCGGAAGTCCTGTCGCATTGGTTAATGTGCCGGATGCGGGAGTTCCTAAAACTGGTGTAACAAGTGTTGGACTTGTAGAAAAAACTAATGAGCCTGTTCCGGTTTCATCTGTTACCGCTGTGCGTAGGTTTGCAGAGCTTGGAGTGGCTAAAAAAGTTGTTACGCCAGTACCAGCGCCAGTGATGCCACCAACTGCAACTGATCCAGCAGAGCCAGTTACATCACCAGTTACATCACCAGTAACATCTCCCGTCAAATTGCCGGTAACATTTCCTGTCACTGCGCCTGCGAAATTGGTGGTCGCAGTAATGACAGTACCTTGCATCGCTCCGCTTGAAGTAACTGAAGTGGCAGAAACCGCACCCGTAGTTACAGTGGAAGGCGCAGTTCCAAGCTCGATGACTGTTGCAGAATTATCCTCAGTAAACAGGCGTTTATCAGCAACATTGACGGCTAATTCGCCTTGTACCAGATCGCTTGCTGATGGAACCGCGCTTGCGGTACTGGAGTTTTTGGTAACAATCGTTGCCATATCGTACCCCTAGTTAAATTAAAAAAGGGGGCTAATTAAAGCCCCCAAATATCTACTCAAGGGACATCTACGCATTAACAACCATGTTAAATGCTGCATCAGGTCGGTATGTCTTCACGCCATAAATGGTATCAGCAGTGAATAATGTACCAAGCCACTCTTGCTTGTACTGGGTTTGAGCGCGAATGTTCTGCTGCTCTGCAAGAATAAAGGCTTCCTTATGGAACAATGTAGCCGCTTTAAGCTCACCACCGGCGCTGTTTTGAGCAGCGGTTTCGGTAACTGAACAGTTAGCTGTTACATAAATATCAATTCCATAAAGGTTCCCGATCTTGCCATTTTGCACCCCTCGTCCGTCAACAAAGTCTGAAGACACATAACGATCAATGCCCATCAAAGTCTTACGGAGTGAAGGTGGAATGACAAAATATCTTTCATCGAAAGGCACTGAATTGTCATCAAGAAGTTTTATAAGACCTCTAAAACTAGCGTCTGTAACGAGGTCTGAAGTGGTTACGGTATCAACCGCATACGCTGTCAGTCCAGAGGACGCATCAGTGTAGTAAGAACCGCTGCCAACCCAGTTATCACTGGCATCACCAATATTCTTACCTTCGTTATGGAGGTCTACGTCTGTCTGGGTCGCAAGCGCATAGCCAGCGTCATCAGTGTAGAATCCTCTCATGTCTGCAAGTGCCTGAATTTCAGCAACATCTTCCATGAGTTTTGAATACTCATAGTGCTTGTTAATCAAGACTTGTACTTCGCTTTCTGTGTTTGCCTGAACGGTAACTGCTGTTTTTGCAGCCTTTGCTGTTGCACTTCCGCGAGTCGGTGCAGGGATATGGATTGTATCTCCCTTCTTACCAACCATCGGTAGACGCTTAACAAGGCCAGCCATTACCAGGCGTTTTTCATAGGCTGCTCTAATTTCATCACTCCACAGTTCTGGTATAAAATTTGCCTGTGTCGTGGTATCACTAAAGCCACCCGTCGCCGGATATACTGAAGTAGCCATTATTTAAATCCTCAAAAATTAATTACGAACAACACGACCCTCTCGATATGCCTGGAGTATTTCATCACCTCTCTCCGCATATGCCTTTGGGTCTTCCTTTTTGAGTTTTCTTATATCGGATGCCCTGTACTTCTTTTTGCTAATAGGCTCCGAGCTACCTGATGTGCTGCCCGTTGAGGCAGCCCTTACAGACTCAGTTCTCTTGGACTGTTCTTTTTGAGGTGGTGGCGTAACATTGTGGGCCGCTTTATATTCGTTAAAAATATAATTCGCACTCTCTATGTTAAGCTGTTGGTTCGCCTCATTAAACAATCTCATTCTTACAGAATCTTTAGATACCCAATCAATAAACTTCTGGTCTTGTACTATCGAAACCATGTCAGGATGTTGTGCAAGAATCTGCTGTGCAGCGGTTTGCTGTTGCAGTCTTAGTAATGCTTCCTGACTCTCCTTTACTGACGGATGGTTCTCTATGGATTTCTGTATAGCTTCTTCAGGATTTCCAAAATAGTCTAACTCTTCTTTTGGCTCTGCTTGCTCCTGCTTCTGGAGTTGTCCTTTAATAAAACTATCTGCTTCTTTATACGCGCTTATCTGCTTCCTGGCATCTCGTACTTCTTCGCTTTGCCGCCCTATCATTGACTCCTGCTCAGTGAGCATTGACTCCAATTCATTACGCGACTTTTCCGCAAATTTAGATTCCACCTTATCGGCTTGAGGTGCTTCCTTGTTTATGTCCTCAATCGGGGCGGTTTCGGTTTTATCTTCGGTTTCCTTATTCAAAAGTTTTGCTGCCATAATTAACTCCGCGAATTTACAAGACCTGTCGGCTACCTTGTTACGAAAGACCTACGCTTCAGCTACCTTTCGTTCTGCTTTAATTTTAACTTGTCTGTCTCTTGCCCATTTCATAGTGGTTGATGGAAAATCACCACTAATCGGATCAAGCAAAATACCCCGACAAGATACCACTCTCGTTGATTCCTGCTTGCAGATTTCACAGGGTACATTTTTGATGTCGTCATCTATGTACTTTTCAACTACGTGTCCGTCTGGACACCGAAAATCATAAATCTTTCTCATCAACCATGTTCTCAACTTGAGTTTCCAGTGAAGCAAGTGAGGTGAGAATATCCAACTGGCCTTTACGGAACCACAAATTCTCATTATCTGTCGTTGCTTCAACCGAATTTATAGCGGTTGCGTTCTGGGACAAATCATCCATTAACATCTGCCATCCTTTCGTCCGAAACATCTCGAACATGGCGTCAATGTATTTTTCGTTCTCTTTATCCACAACCTTACAATATCATAATATTGAATAGATTAATTTTCTACCCTAACTTTCAATTCTTCAAGACCTAATTTCTTCTCGTCTATCAGTGTCTCGGCTATCTTGACCCTGCTTTCAAACTCGTCCTTTTCAATATCACCCTCTGCCCTTATTGAAGTAGCAATGGCTTTAAGTCTCTCATTCTCAAGGTCAATAGGAATAGCCTTAGTCTCTGTAGCAATCTTCTGCGCCCTTGCTTCTGACTCTGTAGCCTGACCATTAAGCGCATTGGTCTGGGATTGCTGGAAAGCCACCTGATTCTGGAGTTGCATCTGGGCCTGTTCCTGTGCCTGTGGGTCTGGCTCCATAGCCTGTTGAATTGTCTGGATCAACTGCTCTCTGTTTTGTAATTGCATATTGTCTACAATGGACTGAATCAACACCGGATACAGAGGGGATTCCTGACCCATAGTTTGTAGTAATTGTACAAGCTGGGTTACTTCATATTCTCTAGCGATAATGCCTAATGTCGAGGTCACTTCAAATACATAGTCGTTGACCGGATAGTGTTCAGGATCAAACTGCATATACCGACACGCAGCCGCTTTAACAAACGGAATCAGAAAGCTGTCCTGAAAATTAATCAGGGTACGCTTATGGCGTTTGATGATTGCACCTAGCGACATACTTATTCCTGCCGCTGTAGCTTCACCATTAATGGAACCTGGAACCCCTGCCGTATCAATCGCACCAGTGGCCTGTTGAACCATCCGTTGTAATGTTTCGGCTTGGGCAAATGTAATCTGTGACACCTGACCAAAATTAAACGGTTGCAACACTTCAGCCGGATTACCATTAGTCAGAACGATCTTTCCAGCCCTCACTTCTGGTCGCGCACCTCTTGGCATACGAGTAGCGTCCATAGCAATCATCGGGGCGTTGGTCAGCGCCAGTGCATCAATCCTTGCCCTGAGTTCTGCATCAAGGGCTTTCTGCGAGTTATAGCCTTTCTCACAGACTCCTCTTCCCCAGAACCTACCTGGAACTACATCCCACGGGAAGGCAATGATAGGTCTGTCTCCCATCATGTAGGGATTTTCCTGAGCCTTGAGAATAACGCTCTTGTTGGCTATGACAATACAGGCTTCAACGTAATAGTCCTGTTTGATTTCTACGTCTGCCTCTACTTCAATATCTTCTTCGGTAATTTCTTCTACACCGTCTTCTACCGTTTCTTCAATCTCTTCTTCAAACTCCTCGATGTCGATGTTTTCATCCATTTCCTTATCGAGTAAATAGCGTGGAACAAGACCGTAATATTTAGTTAGCCTTACCTTGTGTCCTGGTTCATCCGAAAGATTTGGGTCGGCATCAAGACCACTATCACCGTAAGACTCTGTACCAACTTCCACATCACGATAGACCCCTTCTTCCTGAAGGATTTTAATACTATGGGGGGAGACATATTCGTCAACGATAACGCCGATTGCGTCATCAACACTTGTAGCTAGGGGATCAATTAAAAAGTTCTGGGGCAGGATAGGTTTTAACTTCACTACCATCCTTTCGGTTTCCATAACACCAATAGCTTGCATATTGCCGCCGGTTGGCTGGCTTGCAGGGCGCAGTTCAGTATCTACATCCATTACTATCTCGCCAATACCTGTCCCAAAGACTGCGGCGTTGATAAGACATTCACCGACTTGCTGGCGTATCTTGTGCTTAGCAAAGTCTTCGTTCAGCTTCGCCCGTATATAGGCAACATCATTCGGGTCTTGGTCACGAATATCATCACGGATATTAAAAAATGCACCCCGCCCGAAAGTGGCTTCCTCGATTTCTGCAACACTGGACTCAACTGCCTGTTGCAAAGCAGGACTTATAATCTCCGAGCGTTCACTGACCCTTGTTCTGTTTTCAGGATTAAAATAACCACGCCATAGGTCATAGTATTCTTCAAACTTTTCCTGATAATTCGATTGATAATGCTCACGCCATTTATCAGCCTTACCGATAACCCACGTTTCAACAGAATCACCCGTATAAACACTATCGTCGAATAAATTGTCCATCTTAGTATCCCGCTACAGAATCTAACAGTTCATGTTCATCTACTTCAAAGTCAGCCTGATAGGAGACTTTTTGAAGCTGGTCTATATATGCTAATGCGTCTACCGTATCGTCGTGGGTAAGAATATCAGGAAACTGGAAAAGTTCATCAAGAAAAGTCTCACTCCAGTCACCTTCGTTGAGTTTTATTATCCCGTTCTCGAACCTTCCCTGTAATGCCCACATAACCCGATCTGTCTTAGACTTGTTGCCGTGGGTTAATTCTTCAATCCTGAAGTAACGGTTATATTGTCTCATTAAGTCAGTTAAAGGGCTAATCACCGCCTGACGGGCTATACCTTTTTCTATGCCTACCGAGGCTGGTTCATAGTCATTGACTATCTGAAATATCTTTACCGCTGTATCGTTTAAACTCCAGCGTCCATGAATGATCTCTTTAATCCACCAACCATACTCCCCGACTTTAACGATTGCTATAGCGGTATTATCGAGTTTCTTGTTTTTGCTTTTGTTCTTTCCTGCTTCTTCAAAACCGGCAAGGTCAATGGCTACATGATAATCCCCACTCTTGGGTTCTTTCTTGTCAGTAATTATCCATTCTTCCTTGAACATCTCACTGCCCCTAGCTTCAAAGCTCGCCATAAATTCCTGACGAAACGCATAGCTGGACATCGACCTCTTGGCTGAATCTATTTCCTCTTTTGCCAGAAGGTTATTATCGTAACTCGTATAATGCCACGCCTTGTAACCTTCACTGCTTTCTTCCTGGGCCTGTTGATAGAGTTCGTAGAAATGATTACGTCCAATCGGTGTACCGATAAACAGACACGCTCCCCGTAAGTCGGTTAATGCAGGGCGTAATATTGTCTCCCACACTTCAGGTTTCATATCGGCATATTCATCAAGCACAAGGAAAAACAGACTTATTCCACGCATTGTCTCAGGCCGGTCAGCCCCTTTAAGACTGATAATACTGCCGTTAATCAGCGTCATCTGCATATTGTTTACATGGCTTGATTTAATAACACTGCTGCCTATATCGAGCAGGGAATTCCACATGATGTCCCTTGCCTGACCTTGGGTGGGGGCAACATAGAACACCTGACCTTTATCGGTCTTGAGGGCGTTGACAATGAGAAGATAGGCGGCCAAACGGGACTTGCCGGTTCTGCGACCAGCGGCCACCACTTTAAAACGGGACGGATCGTTCCAGACTTCCTGTTGCCAAGGCAATAAGGAAATGTCTAGATTCATTTACGCTTTCGGGCTTTCTTTCTCTTCTGCGTCATAGTAACAGGCTGACCTGTCATACGGGCATACGTCTTAGCTGCTGCCCTGCCTTTCTTCGTATAGGAAAAATGTTTATCACCAACTTTCGGCATATCTTCATCCTCGGTTAATTTGGCCTTGATTTCAGCTTTAGCTATTTCAGCTACTATACTCTCCGGTTTTGACCATTTCCGCAACCTCAACAGCCCTTTGACCCACCTGATTAGCCCAAAGAGAGTCCAGAAATTCTTCTGCGCTTTCGTCATAACGTCCCGCCTCCAAATGTCCTAACGCCAGTTTAAACTTCTTCAAGCGAGGCAAGCCAAGATTAAAACATAAATTCAATAAGGCATCTTTCCTCACTTCATCCAAATCATCATAAAACCCAAATGCTTCACTACATTCCTGCTCTATACGCGCTATATCATTTCCCAGTAAATAGGCTATCTCGTCATCCGACAATCCAAGCCCGTTTTCGGGATTTATATTTCGTCCCACGCCAATAGTCCATATGCCCTCCGTATCCTGGTAAGCCCTTGATCTTTTCCCTTCATGCTTTACCAAAAGGTCTAAAAGTCTAATTCTCAATAGTCTCACCTTCTACAACATCTTCCTTGGTATCCAGACCAGAAATAGTAATGTTTACCGTAGCCCTCTGACCCGTAGTCTTGTCCTTCTCAAAATAACTCAAAGGCAACATCCTGTCTGCCAGTAACTTCCATGCCACAGCC